ATTATAACGCATATAACTTCTCTTCTTTTTTACGTTTAATATCCTGTTGTACGGTCTCTTGGTTTTTTAGACTTGTGAGATTAAATGCCTCTTCCATACAATTACTTATGCTACCATAAAACTCTGGATCAATATAATTTAACTTAGCCTGTAACGATTGCAAAATAGCGTCATCATTAGTTGTAATACCTGACAACACTTCCATTGTTTCCATTAACTCCTTGTCATAATAACAATACTGCTCAAACATTTTCTGTGCGTGTAATACTGTTGCGTGATCGTAAGACTTTTTACCGTTGGATTTATAGAAATCACATATTCGTTGTAGAGACCACTTTAACGTCTTTCGACACATATGTACGTGTAATGATCTATACGTCACTACATCCCTCCTACGTGTGTTAGCGAATACGTTTTTACCTGTTGATTTTTTAATCATTCTTGCCCACGTTTGGGCTACTACTTCTTGTGTCATAATGTATCTTCAAAATAATAATTATTAATAAACTCCGAAACCTCATCCGGGTTTTTGTCTTGTATGTTACTCTTGTAAACGTTTAACACGTTCTGTAATTTCATCTTACCACTTTCGTAAAATTCCTTACTGCATTTGTAAAAACCTATATCTAACGATTTCTTATCTATTGCTATAAACTCAAACTTGGTGTAATCAATACCCCATAACTTGCTGTATATATATGTCTGCATATCGTAACCCATTGCATATGCATCCTTTTTGAAATTGGATATATTTTGACAAGTCTTTAAATCTATAATCTTACCTGTGTCTGTTAATATATCGGCTTTTCCTCTAAACGGTATGCCATCTATCACACCTGCATTAGGTACTTCGAACTGACTATTGCGTAATACACCTACCGCTTTTTGATTAACCATATAAGCACGTGCTAATTTCTCTGCATCTTGTTTTTCCTTTTGGCTATACACATTACCTTTACCGTGTGTCTTTTCCAACTCTTTAAACGCAACACCCTTGGTGAGTGTCTTTGAGAATATCTGTGCATCAAATACGTGAGGTTCTAATATCGCTGCGTGGAATAACCATCCATCTCTTAGCGGTTGCTCGTTCTGTACGTACTTGTCAATGTAATAATACGACTTTGGACTTTTGACTATCAACTTAGCTTTTGAATTACTAAACATAGTCTTTGAACAATAACCATAATAAAATTCGTCATTATCCATCTCTTCGATAAGAGCGTCTATCTCCCAAACGTCTCCATTTAATAGTGTTATCTGACTCATTTTTTGTTCTTTAAATACTTAATGTAATTGTCTTTAACATATTCGTACATCGTTGGTGTAAATGTATCTAACCAATCACCCGGTGTAAACACTAATTCTACATCTTCGCCATTAATGAATCTTTCTGCCACAACTATGATCTCTTGTGCATCACCGTTATTTGGTGATATTGTGTGGCATTCTCTAATATAAATCGTTGCCGGTGGATTATCCTTTGAAATACTCTTGCTCATACTTTTGTAAATTTGTTACTGCTTCCAATGCTTGTCTCTGATATTTTAACTTCTCAGCTCTATACTGTGAAACGATCTTCTCAAACGAATCCTGTTCCATCTGCATACTCGCCACAAATATTCCTATCTCTGCGAGTGCTTGTCCTAAAACCTTTAATACTTCACTATCTGGTTTTGCTTTCTTCCACAAAATCAACTGTTCGCTAATCACTTGAAAATTGTTGAGGTACTCTAACTCCTGTATTGTGCGAGTCTTTGCCCTGTAAATTGATTGTCCTTTTGAGTCTTTATCCATATATCGTGTGTTTTCTTATACGCAATATACAAATTTTTGAATAACTCACAAAGTTAGTATTTGTTTTTTATAGCTGCTAAATCCTCATTCAACAGATAACAGGGTTTCTTTTTTTTCTTACTCCCCCATAGTGTTGTATCAGGACACCACATCTCTTGCGGCTTAGGTAATTCTATATCATTGAGCCAAAACATATAGTTACCTTGTGGGTCATTTACAAAGTATAATTTTACCTCTTGATCCATTTCCATTAACCTATCATACTTGTATTGCTCGAGCATTTTAGTCTCATAATAAACCTTTCTAAACTTCATCTCTACCGCACACGTATGTCCTTTTGGGGTTAAACCAACTGCATCACAATGAGCGTTAGACTCTCCTGTCCAATTCAATTCCCAACCATCAATCTTTAGCAAGGCAATAACAGCCTGTTCTAATTGATGTACTGTTTTAATATCCATTTGCGTAGACATCGTTTAATTGTGCTACCCATTGTTTCCACGTCTTTCCACTACAACTACAAGGCATAAAGAATTGATGTTTGTAGTATTTGGCGTGTAAGGTTGCTATTATTTCTTGGTTTTCTACTGTAAGGCTTTTTTGTTCTTTCACCTTGGTAAAGAGGTTGTACTCTTTTTCAGTCATTCTTTGTTCCATCCTTCTTCCCAATTAATTTCTATTTCATTTAATTTTGCTTGTCGCTCTTTGCATCCACAGGATTGATACCCTAGTAAATCTATTACTATTAGGTTTACAAGCCACTTGATCCCGGTAACTCTAAATAACCATTCTAAACGGTCTCCTAATCTTAGTTTCATAAGTACTTTTTTAAATGTTTATAAACTTTCTTGTATGTATTGTAAAGTGTGTAATACGGTATAGATGTCTTGCGTGACAAACTACTTATATTCTCACCATCGCTTACGATCTCAAAAACCTTCTTGTCAAACCAATACAGTTTATCTAATTCAGATACTATCTTATCGTGAGTCTTTTCGTAATTAGGCGAATCCTCTATTTCAATGTGATATGCTTCTTGATCAAAATCTACAAAAACAGCACGTTTAGCTTTACGTGTACGATCAATGTAAATCGACTTTAATGTCTTCAGTATATAATAAGTATTTATCTCATCCTCATTATACATAATGTTACTGCCGGAACTTAATATCTTGTGCATACGTAAATACATATCTTGGACAATATCCTCTGCCGTGTCTTTATTACAGCCAAAGGCTCTAACGAGATACACCCATTCATCATTCCTTTCGTATATTATCTCTAATATTCGTTGTACCATCGTATAATTATAATGCCAAAGATTCCAAACATAAACTGATAACGTTCTTCGTAATCCCTTGGGTATTGATCTATGTCATAATCATCATCCATAAGTCGATCATAATACAAGAAACCTAAACTTATTCCTTGTAACCATACAAACTGTATTTCTGTTTCCATCAAAACGGTAATTCTTTTATATTAAAATCCTCTTTTGTTTCTATTGGGTTATCTCCCCCTATCTCAAATCCTACATTGTTGAGTACACTCCGCATTCTTATTGGTGAGTCCATTGCTGTGGGTCTACCACCAGAGTCTGTGTCCTTTACTTTTCTAACGTGTATATGTGACTGCATCCAATCTGTCGGGTGTTGAGTATATCTGTGTATTACCAAAAAATCATCTGCCCTATTGACAAACTTACCACCACCCTCTACGTCACTTGCCATTGGCGGGATTGGGTGATCACCATATTCGTGCTGTATTCCGTGTTTCATTCTCAACGCTGTTGTATTTGCGTGAGTGTTTAACCATATTGTACATTTGTGTTCTTTACAAAACAATCTAAACTCACTTGTGGCTTTGTAATCATACTCGTGACCATTTTGGCTATTTGGATCGCTTTTGTCCTTCATTAAACTATTGTACGGATCGATCATAAACCCTTGAAAATTCCATTGCTCTTTCACGGTCTTAGCCAATCTTAGCAAATCTTTATACGAATACAACCTATCACCATCAACAAACTTAAAGTGCTTGTAAATCCACTCTGCTTTTTCGTCTAACACTTGCTGCGGTATCTTGTTGATCGGTTTAACTGTCATAAACTCTAATAGCTTACGAATAATTGTGTACGGTTCATTCTCTGACGAAAACACCAACCACTTTACATCGTGCTTAAGGCTGTATAATAACATCATATATAAAACTACTGTTGTCTTTCCCACATTTGCGTGACCAAGTATCACGTTGAAATTCGTGTACTTAAATCTAAAATGCTCATCTATCTGTGGAATACCCAACCTTAATCCTTCTTTTAATTTACCTGATCGTATATCATTAATCTTCTTTAACTGCTCTTTAAACTCTACTATCATTATTCTTCCAAAATAAAAAAGGGGGTATAAAACCCCCCTGTTGTTAATCTAAAACGGTAAATCTGAACTACTGTCTCTATCCGGACTGTGGTCTTTTGCCGTTACACTCTCTTCGGCTTTCGGCTTGTACGTATTAACTTCACCGTAAAACTTCTTTGGGTCTTTCATCGAACGCTTGAGGTCAAACTGTATATAACCTTTGTCATTCACCCATTTGTCATTATTGTCTAAAAACTTCTTAAAATCACTTACATTGATCGAACATCTTGAAACAATAAACTCTCTCTGTCTTTCGGTATCCGCTTCACGTGCGAAAAAACCATCCGTATATATCTTATCCATTTATAACTCTTTGTATTAATTTATCACCAAACGCTATTACCTCATCCTCATCTGCATTTCTCTGCTGATAAAATTGACACGCTGCCGCATACATTGATTGTCTAATAATCATCTTTTGGACTGTATCGTCCTTTGCACCTGTGTTTGTCTTACCAAAAACCTGTGGACTAAATTGTGGTTTCATCTCGTGTATTAATTTTGCGGTTTTCATACTTTCATTCTTGATCTGATACGTTGCATCTTCACCCGGTTGCTTTTTAAACTCACCACGTGCTAAAAACGTCAAATCATCACCATTTGCGAATCGTACTTGATACCTGTTAAATACTGAGCCATCCTTTGGATTTGCCCACGTTGGCGGTGTTGCTGCAAACACCTCATTCACTTTACTTGTTTTTTGCATAATCTTCTAATTTTTGTTCTGCTAATTCTAACTTTGCCTCTACTTCGGCTAATTTATCACGTAAGGTCTCTACTTCTATGTTACGCAATCTCAATACGTCTGCTGAGTGTGTCATTGATCTTTTGATTGTGTGTTCTTCTAATCAACTCTTTCCGAGCATCCGCACGTTCTGTATCTAACAACTCTGTGTCATACATTGTACTTCTTAATTGGGCATCTGATCTGTTCGACCAATACCATTCTTCGTAATCGGTCTTCCAAAACCCATCGTGTTTACTTGTCCAAAACTTCATATTTTGTGTGTTATTGTTATACATATCTCAAATATAATAAAAAATATTGGATAAAACAAAAACAGGGTATGAGAATAAGACCCACACCCTGCTGCTAATGGAAGATAACACACAATTAGTAAAGTAATTGCTATGCTAATATATGCAATAATTATTTATAACTGTGCATTTTTAGTAATTCATTGTATTTGTCAATCATTTCTTGTAGTTCAAATGTCGAAAACTTGACAATTTCTCTTGATTTTTTGTGTAACATATCGGACAACGCTGCGCCTAAGTATAAAGAGTACTGGTATTGCATCCCTTGATTATACATATTGCACTTAATACACTGTGGTTTTACGTTATCTTCATCCCACCTTGTACTATAATGCTTTCTACTCATAAAGTGTCCTGCTTGTATCCCATCGTTTTTCCAATGACCGGTCTTTCCACACGTCACACAAGTACACATTCCACGTTTATCTGCATTAGACATCCTAACATACTGACTAAAGACCACGTCTAACTTCTTTACAAGTTTTGATCTTGTAGGTTTTTTTGCTGTTTTTGGCATTGTTTTTCTTGGTTGTTTCAATAAATCTGATATATTGTACATATGTACATTAATAGTACATATACATTAATAGTATAGTAATAATATACAATATAGTACATTTATTGTACAGTAGTCTTTTAGTGTAGACTATTTATGATGCTTGTTTCCAAATATCTTCTCTGTACCTCTGCTCCCAAAGTACCCAATAAAAACGATTTGGAGTAGTTCCTTGACAACTTCTAACTCCTCGAGTCCTAATCCCCACCCAACAATAAAAGCCACCGTTAGAAACGCTAAGGTTAATGGACGTACATTTTGTGCTAACCAAGATTGGCTATTGGAATCTGCTACCCACCTTTTTGTAATACCATCAAACTCGTGCTGTTCGTTTTCTAACTTTTGTAAGGCGAGTCGTTTATCATCATCTGACATCTCAGAACCGCCAATAATAGTACGTATGACATTACCAATGGGAGTATCATTAGCAATACCACCAACAACTGCAGGAATTTTATTAAGTAAAAACTTACCAACGTTAGTGTCTTTAAATTTCTTTTTAGTAGCCAAAACAACTTTCTGTTTTATCAGTATCGTTGTCTACGTGTATAAAGTTACTTTTAAAACTAATGCCTACACGTACAAAACCTACGGCATACAATGCTCTTAATATTTTAGACCTATGTAATCCGTTTGGTGTTGCTATATCCGCTGCACAACCCTTAATGTGCGAAGAGTTGGGTACACTATTTGGTAAACTGTCATTGTGCGATTGTGTCCTATATCCGCTTGTGATCGTAAATGGTACGCCTGCAATGCCACGTGCTTCATCTAACATTCTTAAAAACGTATGATCCATATTTTTACCTGATCCCGGTAACGATGGACAGTCAAATTCTGATGTCTGAAAATGTAATAAGTCTATCATTTTTTTAGTATTGATTTGAACGCTTCACTACCTGCTAAAATAATTTCCTTTTGCATTGCGATCATCTGTGCCTCGTAAGAATCCTTCTGCTCTACTAATGTATCTATGTGTTTTTGTTGGCTTTCTACCTTTGTCTGTAATTGATTTACCTCATCCGGGTTACGACCAATGATAGCATAGATAACAACTGATAAACTACCTACAATCATACCTACAATAGACACAATAATGTCTTTATTTTCTCTAGGGATAGTATTGTTTGCTAAATACAGTAACAAAAATATTACTAAAACGAATATTCCTGCTGCTCCTGAATAATGTATTAAGTCTTTTTTTTTCATTTTATCTGTTTATATATTTTAGTCAATGTATAAATAATCGTAAGTATTAATACTACCGTTTGTAGCCCTGTATTAATAGAAGGCATACTGCTAAACAATATAGCTGATAAATTTAATGAGTATATCTTCAAATCTTCCATTAGCTAAAGCTGTGTCCTGCGAAAGTATGTACACCGTTTCCGCTTGGTGTTACTTCTTTAGATACCCACCCACTTGGTGATGCAGTTAAATCTTTCCATAGTACGTCTACAGCGTATTCTGTTTTTGCTACTCCTGCTGTTAGTTCGTTACCATCTGCATCGTATGTAGGCTCTGTAACCCATAAATGACCGAGTTTAACGATAGTATGTCGGTGGCTTGGAACGTTATTACCATCTTCGTCTTGAACGTGCGGTAGAGCAGCTATTTTAGTATCTGCTTGTGCTTCTGAATCAAATTCGTACTTTTTAAATAGTGTTGCCATAATTTACTTCTGTTATTATTATATGTGTAATTGTTACTTATGTTGTTAGTGTTTTTAATTCTGAATCGGTTAATGCTGTGTCGTATAGTTTAATTTGTTTTGTTTTTGCATAAAATTGAGCCGAACTACTTGTACTCTCTAAATCTATATTGGTTAAATTAAGTGGCATAGTAGCACTTGTATCTGTTGCTCTTTTTACGCCATCAATCCATAAATCAACTCTATTGTTTTCATATACTACGGCTACTTTATGAAATTCCGTTATATCAGCAACGTCATAACCAATAAACGCTTGTGAGACATTATCACTTACTAATTGCGAATATATTCTATTTGAATTTGTTCTATAACCTATTAAAATAGTGTTCAAACTACCGTCATTCAATGTAATTTGTCTAAAAGTTAAATCGTCTGCAAGTGCTGCAATTTCTGCGAATAAGACGCCTTGAGTTTTGTTTATTACTGTACTATTACCTGCACCTTCACACGTTTCAGCAGTCCTTGTTTTAGTTTCTCCATCCGTGTTGATTAGGCTTGTTGCATAGCTTCCCGCCTCTAATTGAGCGTGTTGTATAAAAACGTGTCCACTTGTTTGACTTATATCTGAATCTGCTTGTGCAGGGTATATTCTTACGCTTGAAATTGTTTCATTAAATACTATTTCACAACGATACCAACCGCTTCCTAAATTTTGTATTTTTGCTGAATTAACTTCTGTATCTTGTGATGAAACAGTTCCATCAGATAAATTAAAATATGCAGAAGGATTATCTCCTCCTGCTGAAAAAAGTCGAATAAAATTTAATGTACCTGCTTTAGCATATATAGAAAATGCTCTTTGTCCACTTAAACTGATATTATACTGCAATCTTGAATTGCTACCTGTGCTACTTAACTTCCAAGCATCTGTACTACCACCGACCCCTGTTTGTCCACTTGCAACTGTTACATTTGTTGTTGCCCAAGTAGTATCAAACTGATTTGATTGTACTAAACTGTTCGTCCTCGCAGGTTCTAAAAGCAAATGCCCATCAGTATTATCAGTATAGTCTACTCTTGGCTCTCCATCAC